TGCTTGCAACATTACCTGATTGGTATCAATACTTATTATATATTGCTATATCTGCATCGTTTGGTATAAAAGGTGTAGGTCAAGCAGCAAAGATGATAAGAGGTAAAAAATGATAAACTGGCTACTACAACTATTTAAAAAACACTCAGGTGATTTATCTAAACATAGACTTCATACAACCAAGTATGAAGATTTGTGCATGTAAGGGAGAAAAACATGGCAGCAAAAAAGAAACCAACTAAGAAAAAAAGTGGTGGATCTAAACCAAAGAATCCAAAATTATATGCTAGTGTAAAAGCAGAAGCAAAACGTAAATTTAAGGTATATCCATCAGCGTATGCAAATGCTTGGTTAGTTAGAACATACAAGAAGCGTGGTGGAACTTACTAATGGGCAAACCACAAGGGGGATTAACGAAGTGGTTTAAAGAGGACTGGCGAGACGTTAAGACTGGCAAGAAGTGTGGTCGGTCTGGCAAAGAAAAGAAAACACGACCTTATCCTGCATGTAGACCCAAAGCTGTTGCAGGTAAAATAAGCAAAGCAGAAGCACGTAAAAAAACAGGTCCTAAAGCTGTTAAGTGGTCTGTGACTGCATCAGGTAGAAGAAGAAAAAAAGCAGCAGAGGGTGGAAGAATACATCGAGGTAGAAAGGCAGAGATGGTATGAAGTACGACAGAGAAACATTAGTTAAAAAGATAGCTGAACACGAAGGCATCGTGCTTGAGCCTTATAATGATTCTTTAGGTATAAGCACCATTGGTATAGGTCGTAATCTCGAGGGTCGTGGTATAGATGATTACGAACTTATGCACATGAATAAAACACTTGAAGAAATAATAGCTGATGGTCTTACAGAAGAAGAAGCATATTATCTTTGTAACAACGACATAGATATTGTAGAAAAAGAATTACTTAAACAAAAACCAATCGTAAAAGAACTAAACGAAACAAGACAGATGTGCCTTGTTGATATGGGATTTAATCTTGGTGTACCAAGACTTATGAAGTTTAAAAACATGTGGGAAGCTATAGAAAGACAAGACTTTGAATGGGCATCAGCCGAGATGCTCAACTCACGTTGGGCAAAACAGGTAGGCAGACGTGCAGATAATTTAGCAAAAGCTATGGAAAATGGAGACTGGGTTGAATAAAAAACGATGCCAAACTTGCGAGTGTTACGATTGCGACTGCGAAGAATGTTCATGCGATTGCCACCACAATGATAGAGTTTCTTCTGATAGTAATGATAGAGACTCAAGTGATAAACCAAACACAGAGGTTTCGAAATATAGACAGATGCCTGTATTTTGCTGAACGTCTAACAAAACAACCAATGATACCTTCTGAGGAAGGAGATAAACGAATAACTGCATATTGCAAACCAGTAAACAAGTAAGGGGAATACATGTTAGCAGAGCTTGCTGCGGCCAATGCGGCCTTTAGCGTAATCAAAAACTTCGTTTCTAACGGAAAAGAATTAGCAAGCTGTGGCAAACAGATTGGCGATTTTGTATTTGCAAAAGAGCAAATCGAAAAGAAAGCAAGTAAACAAAGAGCAAAGGGTGTACGCACAAATGATTTAGAAGAGTTCATGGCTTTAGAAAAGATAAAGCAACAAGAAGAAGAACTCAAACAGATTATGATTTATGCAGGCAGACCCGGACTTTGGGCAGATTGGCAAAGGTTTCAAGCCGAAGCACGTAAATCTCGAAGACACGCAGAACGGATGGCTAGAAAGCGTAGAGAAGAGATTTTAGAACTTGCAGGGTATGGTATGGCTTTTGTAGCTTTACTAGCTCTAGGTGGCTTAATATTATGGCTTGTGGGTAAATGGACAGGTAAGTTATAATTTACTTGCAATTATAAGATCTTATCTGTATAATTGGACAAAGGAGCATCCCATGAAAACACTAGCCGCACAAGCACTAGCCTATCAGTATAAATTACAGATAGAGACTGCAAAAGCAGTTATAAACAATAACAATGCAGGATTAGATCTTCTTGACAGATCTTTAAATGAGATTATCCAAGCCACAGAAAAACTAAGAACTCTTAATGATATGGCTAAGTCCAATATCAAAGAGGTAGAGCAAGAAGCATCGTAGTGGCAAAGAAGAAGAAAGATCCCAAAGTTGGAACTGGAAAAAAGCCGAAGGGTTCTGATAGACGTTTATATACGGATGAGAACCCTAAGGACACGGTTAGTATCAAGTTTGCTACACCGTCAGATGCCAGAGCAACGGTTGCGAAGGTTAAAAGAATTAAGAAACCGTATGCGAGAAAGATACAAATTCTTACGGTCATGGAGCAAAGAGCAAAAGTGATGGGTAAGACAGAAGTCGTAGCAATAGCAAAAAGAGCAAAAGAACAATTAAAGAAAGCACGTAAGAGTGGTTAGATACAAAATAACCAAATTAAAAAAAAAATTTAAGACTACTAACACCACTCAACGCTAAACCTTACAGGCTACTAACACCAGAACAAGTAGCAGAGATTAACAAAAAACTAAATAGTCCTATACGTAAAGCTCAAAAAAGAAAAGACTATTTAGAAAGTAAACGAGTCCAAGAGAAAATTAAACATGGCGAGCAGTTATCTAGTATTAATAAACAACGTGCTAAGAGATCTAAACGAAGTAGAGCTAACAAGTAGCACGTTTAGTGCATCACGAGGTATACAAACTGCAGTAAAAGATTATGTTAATCGTGCAATAGATGATATAATTAACGCAGATACTGAGTGGCCCTTCACAGTAACAGCAAAAACTTTTACTACGACTGCAGGGAAAAGATTATATACTCGATCTGATCTAAGCACAACAGATACTAAAACAATTGATTACGATAGTTTTACATTTCTTGAAGCAGCAGATAAGAAAGAAACTAAGCTTGATTATATAAGTCACAGTGAATATCTTGATAATTATCACGAAAGAGATACAGATCCTACAGGTAATTCTAGAGCTATACCTGAGTTTGTGTATGAAAATCCAGATCAAAGCATAGGTCTATCTCCTGTACCAGATAAAGCAACGTATACTGTAAAGTATTTTTATTACGCAACTCACACTGCGTTAAGTGGAGCTACAGACACATCTCTTATACCAACGAGATTTGAAACAGTTATAGCAGAAAGAGCAAAGTATTATGCTTTTACTTTACGTGGTGAAGTACAAAATGCACAACTTGCACAAATGCAGTTTGAGAAATCTATTAAGCGTATGCGTGTAGAATTGATTAACAAGTCAATATATATGAGAGCCGTATAATGCCAGAGTTAAGTCAAACAGGTGCATTTCCGTTTGTATGTGAAGGTGGGTTAGTTCTTAACCAATCTACATTCATAATGAAACCCGGTCAAGCTCTTGAGTTACTTAACTTTGAACCTGACATCGAAGGTGGTTACAGAAGAATAACTGGTTTTAGTAAGTATGTAACTGCTGTTGTGCCAGAAACAAGTTCAGCAAGCGAAGAGGTACTATTGGTTGCAACTTTTGGTTCAAAGGTTGTTGCAGCAAGAGGTCAAAAGATATTTACTGCAGATGCAGGTGGATCAAGTTGGACAGAGATAGATACTGGTAGAACCAGTGCAGGTACATACGATTTTGAAAGATTTAACTTTGATGGTAACGATAAGTTAATTGTTGTAGATGGCAATAACGCACCAACAGTGTTTAACACGTCATTTAGTGCAACAGATGTAAGTGAAAGTTCTGTATCTGGTGCTAAATTTGTTACTGCATTTAAAGATCATATGTTTTACGCAGGTAAGTCTAGCACACCACAAGAAGTTGTATTTAGTCAACCGTTTGATGAGGATGCGTTTAGCAGTGGCTCTGGTGCAGGTAGTGTAAAAGTAGATGACACAGTAACAGGACTTAAAGTATTCCGTGATAATTTATTTATATTTTGTGAAAACAGAATATTCCAAATGACAGGATCATCACTTAGTGACTTTGCAGTAAAACCTGTAACAAGAAACATAGGATGTGTAAACGGACAGACCATACAAGAATTTGCAGGTGACTTAATATTCTTAGGCCCTGACGGATTACGTACCATTGCAGGTACTGCAAGAATTGGTGACGTTGAGTTGGGTACAATTAGTTCTAATGTACAATCCATATTTGACACCAATCTATCCAATGCAGGTAGTTTCACATCGATAGTGATACCTGAAAAGACACAATACAGAATATTTTTTACAAAGAGTGGTGTTGCAGAAAATGCTACAGGTGGGATCATCTGTGTTCTTAGAGGACAACAATTTGAGTTCGCTGAGTTAAAAGGTATACGACCTACAGCAACAGATACATTTGTATCTTCAGGTAACGTTATTGCCATACATGGATCAGGTGATGGATTTGTGTACAGACAAGAGTCAGGCAATGATTTTGATGGCACAGCCATACTTGGAAGATATCGTAGTCCTGATCTAACAATGAACGATCCGGGGATACGAAAGAACATGCAAAGGGTGATAGTTAACTATGCACCTGAATCTTCTATTGACGCAGACCTATTTATTCGGTATGATTATGAGAGTAGAGAATCTGCACGACCTGCAGCATATCCTTTAGACTCTAGTGACATAGCAGCCATATATGGCACTGCAACCTACGGTTCAGCATCATCTGCATCAGGAACATACGGAGGTGCATCACAACCTTTGGTGAGACAACCAGTAGAAGGATCTGGCTTTGCAGTAGCCTTACGAGTAAATGATGGGGGAACAACTGCACCTTATTCATTAAAAGGATTTCAACTAGAATATCAATTAGGAGCTAGAAGATAAATGGGAGCAACCTATACCAGACAATCTTCCTATACTGACGGAGACGTAATAACTGCAGCTCATACCAATGATGAGTTTAATCAGTTATTAGCAGCCTTCCAAGCAACTACAGGACACACCCATGATGGTACAGCCAATGAGGGTGGCCCTATAAGTAAGTTGTTAGACAACACACTTACATTCGGTGCAGGAACAGCAGGAACAGATATAACAATTACCTTTGATGGTGAAACATCAGATGGTGTACTAAAATGGATGGAAGATGAAGACTACTTCGAGTTTAGTGACGACATACTTATCGCTTCTACAGAGAAGCTACAATTCAGAGACACAGCAATATACATCAATTCTAGTACGGATGGACAACTAGACATTGTTGCAGATACAGAGATACAGCTTGCAGCCACAACAGTTGATCTCAACGGTAACTTAGATGTGTCAGGATCATTAACATTAGGTGGCACAGCAATTACTGCCACTGGTGCAGAACTAAATATACTTGATGGTGTTACATCTACTGCATCAGAACTTAACTTAGTAGACGGTATAACAGCAGGCACAGTATCTGCATCAAAAGCAGTTATAGTAGATTCTAATAAAGACATAAGTGGTTTTAGAAATTTAAGTATCACAGGCGACTTAACAGTTGCAGGTGACGACATCACTATGGGTACAAACACTGCAGGTAATTTACTTGTTGCAGATGGCACAAACTTTAATTCTATAGCAGTGGGGGACTTATCAGAAATATCTACAGTAGCTAATGATGACGTATTTGTAGCAGTAGATACTTCAGGTGGTGGTCTTAAAAAAATTACAAGAAGTGCAATAGTATCAGGACTTGCTACATCAAGTGCTATATCAAACGTATCAGAAGATACTACACCACAACTAGGTGGTAACTTAGATTTGAACGGTAACGATATCGTTACTACATCAAATGCTGACATTGAACTTGCTGCTAACGGTACAGGTCATGTAGTTATAAAAGGAAATACTAATCAAGGAAAAATTACATTAAACTGTGAAAGCAATAGTCATGGACAATCAATCCAAGCACAAGCACACAGTTTAGGCATAACTAACGTGATGCTATTACCTAAAGATGGTAACTCAACTCTTGTATCAGAAATAGCTACACAAACACTAACAAACAAAACATTAACAAGTCCAAAGATAAACGAAGATGTAGCAGTTACTGCAACTGCAACAGAGATAAACATACTTGATGGTGTAACATCTACAACTGCAGAACTAAATATATTAGATGGCGTTACATCTACGGCTTCTGAGCTTAACATTCTTGATGGAGTAACATCGACTGCTTCAGAGTTAAACTTGGTTGATGGTTCATCTGCAGGTACAATAGTAAACAGTAAAGCAGTTATCTACGGCTCTAGTGGTGAAGTAAATGCAACAACATTACAGATTGCAGGAACTTCTATTACATCCACTGCAGCAGAATTAAATATCCTTGATGGTGTAACTACTACAGCATCAGAGATAAATGTGATTGATGGTGATACGTCTGCAACATCAACAACATTAGCAGATGCAGACAGAGTAGTAACAAACGACAATGGAACAATGAAACAGGTTGCATTATCAGATGTTAAAACATATCTAACAAGTGCAGGCTTTTCTTCAGAAGATCCAACAGCACTTGCTATAGCGTTAGGATAATAATATGGCAAACACATTTAAAGTGGTAACTAAGGCAGGAGTGACCAGTGAAGATGTTATATATACAGTAGCAAGTTCCCCTTCTACAACAACAGTAGTGTTAGGAATTATGCTTGGTAATACAACAACTAGTCAAGTTACTGCAACAGTTACTTTAGATACAGACACATCAAACAGAGCAGGTACTAACAACGAAGATAACCAACCTGTTGAATTAGTAACCAATGCTCCTATACCTTCAGGTTCATCTCTTGAATTATTAGCAGGAAACAAAGTAGTTATGGAAGCAACAGATGCACTAAAATTGACTGCATCAGGTGCAACTGACATAGCAGTATCAATCATGGAGATTACATAATGGGATATGTAGGTAATCCACTTCCTGCAAACTTTCAAGCTTCACCTGCCGTAGTAAGATTTAGTGGTGATGGAAGTGATACTACATTCGCATTAGGTAGAACAATCTCAAATGTCCAAGACATACTTGTATCAGTTGATGGTGTTGTTCAAGATAGCTCTGCTTATACTATTCCTGATGGGTCTACTCTTACTTTTAGTGCAGCTCCTTCCAGTGGGACAAACAATATCTTTGTATATTTTTTGGAGTTAGCAGGTGGCAACATTACTCCTGCAGCAGAGAATAAGGGTAACTTCAAAGGTGGTGGATTGTTTAGAACTAATGCACAATCATTAGGTGTAGACATAACAATACTTGCAACCGAAAATGCAAACGTTACAGGACCTCTTACAATAACAAGTGGTGTAACATTGACAATAGAATCAGGTGGAAGGCTCGTAACAGTATGAGTAGTTTATTTACAGATACAATACGAAAGACTGGTGGCACATTAGGAACAGATATAAGAGTTAAGAACACATCTGTGTATGAGTCTGATGGTGGCACAAGTGTTACACAGAACGTTGT